AAGTAGAAATCAGTGACATCTGAATTGAAATAGAGTTGAGACGCAAAAACATCATCCTCGCCATTTCGATTCGGCCTATCCTTCTCATCATCGGAAATCTTCTGGAGGTCCTTGACGTACTTGACAACTCGATACTTTTCCATGAGAGAAAGGGGTGTTGTTACCTTACCCACATCCTTTTTCTCATCACCAAGATTAAACGAATGAACGACCAGAGAGCAATTGCAATTAGGATGCGTATCTCTGACTGGATGTGGGCACTCATCTAACTTATAGGGGCTTCCCTCTGCCAGGTCGATGCACAATTCGCAGACGGTAGACAACTCGGCATAAACGAAGTCGACCTCTTTAATTAGACCAGATGCTTTCCATGCATCCCACTGACCCTGAATCGCCGCATTTTTGACCTCAGTTCTGGCCACCGTTTCAGCACGAGCATCAGAAAAGTCCGTAGCATTCCGAATCCTATCTGCCAGTTGGGGAATCCCAGCCCGGCGCCCATCTGCATCCGGTTTGAAAATGTCGGCAACTAGGCCTTGAATAGAATCTCTTGTTGTCTCAGAAATAGCCCATTCAGCTTTAGTGTTTTCTACTAGCTGGCCACTAGACCACTTCATCCCCACCATTTCAGCAGAGCGGTTTCTTGCCCAGCTAAGAGCTAGCCTATTTACGCTAGTGAAGAAAGAACGCTCAGTAACTGATAAATCAAAAAGAGCATTGACTGCCCCCTCAGCTGTTACGTCAATAAGAGCCTGTTCTATCTTGGCGGGTAGCGTCTCCCAAAGAGGCTGCAAGACCTCATCAAACTTGTCAATCACCCTGTCTGGGTCACCGGGCTTGACTTCATCCAAGGAACTCAGATACTCCTCTGCAGCCTCACCAAGTTCATCGCGCATACTAGCAAAGGCGAGTTTGAGTGCATCTTCAATCTTATCCTGAGCGGCGGCCGCGGTTGCTGTGGCCTCTTCATTTCCAATGTTAATTGAAGGAGGATCGCTCTTTGCCAAAAAAAGAACCTCAGGTACGGAGTTCAGGGAGGTAACCAGCATCTCTACCTCCCTAGCCGTCTTACTTCAATGGCAACCTGTTCAGCATTCACCCCTTTGTAATAATAAGTGTTTGCCGACGGATCATAAACAATGAATTTGCTATAGGTATCTAGGTCCCCGTAGGTGGGGTGTAACATACCACTCTTTCCGTCCACCTTGACCATGTGTGCCACAGTTGCCTTATTCTTATGTTCTTTATCACCCTCTGGAGTTTCTGGTGATGTCGGAGGTTGGGCGCCTATTTGTTTAGCTTGAGCGCCAATTAAGAGTTGCTGCTGAGCTTGGAAGGCCGCCAAAGGAACGAACCCTTGATTTGTAAATACCCCCAGCATATTGGCTTCGGGTTCTGGTCGCAGATCATCTCCACGTTGCTCACGCAACTCATTGATTGTGTAAATCTTACCGGCAAGCATATTGTCAATAGCTGCTTGCTCCTTGGGATTAACACTACGACGTTCCTTTACCGCCCATTCATAATCATCCGAGTATCCCATAGCATCGAGAATCTTGTTGTGAATATCCTCGACAGTCGCAGTAAGAGCTGCTTGACCTTCAGAAAGGGCGCTCTCCGATGATTGCTGTGCACTGGCCCTGTTAATCATCTTCATCAAATTCTGAGGAGAGACTGACATGGCAAATGCGGCAATTTTCATCAACCACTCGTCAAGGTCGTCCTTTAGAAGAGTTTCTTTTGGGAAGACGATGTTGGGTGATGCTTGACCACTAGCGGATGAACTGGAGCTGAACCCAGGCAAGAAGGTGAGGCGACGCCTTTTCTGTAGATCACCGGCCATCATACTATCGAACCAATCCTGAATTTCTCCAATCCGCTCAGGGGGAAGCTGCGGGGGAAGAAAACAGAGAGCTTCTGGCATATTACCGCTAGTGTAGTATTCTGTCAAAAAGACCTGCTTGCGCAGACCTATGCCTATGGTTGCAAGTATCTGCTCCACAGGGCTGAATCCATATCTGCGGTTACTGCGTTCATTCCGCATGAAATAGATCAAATCGTCCGTAGTAAGATCGACTTGAGGTGTTCCATAAAGAACCTGTTGATATGCCGCTGAGGGCGCGATAGGGGTCTGACTGTTATCATCTAAAAGACGGCAAATGGTAGCCCCGTCAATAACCTGGCAAGACGCTATAACACCTTCTCTGTCCCTTTGCAGATAGAGCGATACGGCATCACATACAAACAGGTCTTCCAACCACATACGCATCCAAGTGCGCCAGTCATGAAACCCATCAGGCTTGGTGAAGAAATTCGTAAGGTCTTTTATGTTCTGGTCAGCGGCAGAACGCTTACGATGCTCCTCTTTGGTCTCACCGTCCCGACTCTTGGCCCTGATTTCCCATTGGCAAGCAGTCATCTGGTCTTTGCGAGTCTCAATCATCAACCGAAGAATATCCCAGTTGTCTGCAAGAAACCGAAGATTCTCAAAGGTGATGCCATTCTTCTCATCGCCCGGTGTCCAGATAAGATTTTGACCGGGGGTAAACCCTGTTTGCCTTGGTCTGAAGTCCGCCGGGGCCATTGGCCGCATCGGCTGAAGCATGGAGTACCAATATCCAGGGTTAATGTCTGCAATCTGGCCGGTACCACCAGTTGCCTGTGAAGACCCCAGGGATAGACGCTCAACAACTGGTGAGCTAATGCCCTCTTTAACCTGATAAGAAAGATCGACCCCTCCAGCAACACTGTTGGGTCTAGTGTTAGCCCCCGTAAAATCAGGGAGCAAAAAACGCTTGACTGCGGAACTAAACTGATTAGCCACTTCGCTCCCCCATTCCTTTCATTGAATTACCCAATTAAACATTATGCCCATAAAAAGACCCTCACCTTTTTAGGGGTGAGGGTAGGAAGAAGTGTTTCAACGGTCACTCGTCTAATATTAGCCATCTCTTTCCATATCGACCTGAGAAAGGTTTGGATAGGGTCTATTTCTTTTACCTGTTGTCGAAGTAGTAGGTCGAAGCGATGATGCCAAGGTTCTCGACCCAACAAAAAAATTCATATCATAAACATCAGATAGGCAGGTTACCCTGCGTGGAATCTGCTGTTCATCAACACGTCGTTCTCGAATACTCTTTGCCTTGGCCATTTATACCGCCCACGGAGCCTTTGACTCTTTTTCAGCATCCTGAATTGGAACCACCTCCCAAAGGGTTGCTTTTATAACCGTGGGAGTAGCAAAAACAGCAGAACAGATACCACACTGATGCATGACGGATTTATACTCCCTCATGTAATAAATCTTGTGTTTTTCTCTGTGTCCACAGGCAGGACACTTATGATCCCTTGGAATCTTTGGGTCCTCAAAGGTCTCCATCCACCAGCGAACAAAAGCACTTTTTAGAAGATAACCAACCTTGCGGATTAAAACACGCAAAAACAAAAAAACTTCAATTCCCCATCTTCCAAGGATTAGAAAGGGAATAAGCAAGATTACAAGTCCAGGAACAATGGCTTCAAATATCCAAACAGCCATTTCTGGAAACATAAAGAACAGCGGCTCCTCTACCAAGGAGAAAGATGGAGGAGCCACCGGCGCGGTCGATACCGGAGGAAGGGTTTCGGCCACGATGCTTTCAAATACTACTTCCATATCTAACCCCTTGTAGTAGACGCCCTCGCTTGAATCACGGGACGGACTACGGGAGTCTGCTTGGGCGCTAACTCGGGCGCTAACTCGGGCGCGGGTGCTGTAAATACACCCACTGCCGCTTTATTCATGGCCAACAGTTGATCCTGAACTGGGGTAGTTGATGGACCGACCTTGACACGGCCTTCAATGGCCTTTGCCAGAGATTCATCAGAGAGCTTGTAGGTGATTACGATATGACATCCATAGACCATCGTGGTCGCATTGTCAATCGTATGTCCGTTAGAATCCATCCACTCTTCAAACTCACGAATTTGCGAGAACTTCCGAACCTTGTATGCCACGAAATCTCCTTAACCGGCCACATACTGCTTAACCGTAAACCCTGCGCTATTCTTGCTGACCCACGTTCTTGGATTTTCAAAGGTTACCGCCGAATACTTAGGAATACCAGGCATCCTTATCCAATAAGCCTCAGCCACTGTTATCCTAAACCTTTTGTTGCGTGGGTCTGGCTTGGTAAACAAAACATTTGCAACCAGCTTGGAGGCTTTGTCCCTAGTGATATGCTCATGATTGAAACAGCTCGGCAACTCTCCAAGTTCGGCATACTGCTTTATGTCGAACTCGGTCCAGATACAAATACGATTCCTATGACCAGACACGAGACTCCTTATGGTCGTTCGTGCAGAGCATCCAGGTGTCCCCATCTGGTACTCTTTGAATCACCATCTCGTTTCTTTATACAAGATGTCGGGGTCCTGCACCGCCCCTAATTGTGAAATCACCTAAATCAAAGATTTCGCTATTTCATCTGACGTGATCTACTGTGATCGAATTCAATCTGATATAATTCTAAAGTATCTTTCTCAGAATTACACGATAATTCTTCAGTTTCTAAAGAATTATTTTTGAGGGTGATTTTCCTTTCTGATTAGTTACTCCAAGACCACAAACCTCTCATTGTTTTACCCCCTCCGCGTTAAACACTGTTTCCTTACCCTGACCACTGAACCCACAAGGACGGCAGGCCCACTGGTTGTCCCCATATAGACTCAGACCAGTGTTACCACAGTTGGGGCAAACACTCTGTTGCTGCGGTACGGTAACTATCTTACCTAGACCATTCAAACCCAGTTTACCCTGCAATGTCTTCATTTTGGCTCCTATCCACGGAGAGTTATCCTCCGCGGCTTTCTTCTGAGCATCCCCCAGTGTGGGTGCTTGTTTCTTTCCAATGGCGGCGGCACCGGTATTCGCTTTAAGTGCTTTTGCCTGCGCGGCCCAAAACTCAATTAGACCATGCATCTTGCTATTTGCAAAGCAAAGCATTATTGCCTCAGCACGATCCGGCGAGGGAACGCCTCTGTCCCTCATGTCTTCCTTACTTTCAATGACGATCTGTCCGCGGGCGTTCGTGTCATATCTAATGCCTACCAACTGAGCAAATGTCATGTCATCATTTAGCCCTGTTATGTCGCCATCTGAGAACATCATGCGGAGTCCCCAATAAGACTCAGCCTTTAGGTTAGCATAGCGTAAAACATCGGATGCAGCAACCCCAACATTGACATCACTTACTCGAAACCCCTCAGACTCAATATGTCTTGCCAGATAGTATCCAATGCCACAGGTATCAACATTGATATTTTCAAATTTGAGACCAGTTTCTCTTTCCGTCTCACGAAGAGCACTGACTACCTGACCACGAGGGTCTGCAGTTGGCCATCCAATAATGGATAGAATATGCATACCATAGGCTATGACTAATACTGTTTCATTCTCGCCGGGGCCGGCAACATCGAGTCCAGCCCTCAGACCATCGTAAGGACGTGGTTTATACTCTCCGCGGGCACCTTCAAGCCAAGCAAGAGAAATAAGCGCACCAGGTGACTGTGATGGAAATGCTCCCAAACAACGCGCTTGAAATCTAGGGTCCTCTGGTCCCCATTCAAGGAACCTGTCCCTAACCCAACGGCGAGAACATAAATAAGGGGTTGGTGCTACCTCCAACTCCTTTTCATCCATGTCCATGAGGTCTTTGCCATCTGGATCACCAAATGTTATGGTTTTTGGATTGCCCTCTTTATCGACGCTTCTATAAGATAACTTGCATCCAACAAAGTTCGGATTATTAAAAGCACTAATTGTAAAGGATTCCCATTGGCCAGAATTACGTCCAAAGGCATCAAAGAATGGACCAGATGAGATTGTAGGATTCCCAAGAGCTAAAACGTGAACATTGCCAGAGGCAAGAATGCCTTCAAGAGCCTCCCATATTTTGCCATCTATGCCAGGCGCCTCATCCAAAATAACAAGAATGTAGTCGCTATGGAATCCTTGAAATTTAACACCCTCATCACCTCCAGTTACACTGGTCGTAAATCCAAACGCATATCGTTTGCTATCAAATTTAAGCTGTCTTGTGGTGGCTTCAGGAAAAGGATATATGCTCTTTGCTTTAAGGGTGTGGACCTCAGCCCATAACAGCTTTTCAACCTGGTTCAGTGTTGGGGCTGTTGTAATGACTATGCACTCCTGGTGTGAGGCTAAGGCCCAGAGGGTGAGTACTGCTGCGGTAAATGTCTTAGAGGATGCGTGGCAGGCCTTAACTGCGACCTTTCTATGCTTGACCACAGCCTCCATAATCTCACCCATAAGAGGCCATGCT